ACATTACCTCCTCAAAATATATTAATTGGGGGTGTACATTTACCAAACCCAGAATATGTTGATGCTAGGCTAGTAAAAGTAGTCAAGGTCTGGAAGATGTACGAGTATAATGATGGGCACAGCAGGAGCGGAAACCATTTTGGTGATACGTTTGGTTTTATAAAGAATAGGTTTATAGTACCAGTTGGGCAGCACACTACTGATTTGAATGACGTTTATGTGTTACAAAACACTAAAGATAATTGGTTCTCAGATGATGCGACAGTAGACAATTTCAAAAACTACTTCGGTTTTTTAAATTGTTCTGGGCTCACTTCAAAAGACTTAGCAATATTAGATAACATAATCCAGGACGATGTAAGACACACGCCATTCCTGTGTGACCAAGTCATCGACCTAGGTATTGATGGTAAAATAGGCATCACAACTCCAACCCAGATAGTGCCTATGACTACGACCTACACAGCAGAAGAAGTACGAGCCATTATAATTAAATTAGTAAATAACCACCGATGGCATGAAGACATGCTGGCAGCACTTAGGGCTTGTAAGTATTGGCTAGCCCAACCAGCAACTGAAACTGTAGAGGCTCATTGGTGGACACAAATACCGAGAACGATGTACCTGCCCAAACTAGGACTCAAAAGGGCGGCCATACACATACTACTACAAGAAGAAGGAGTTTGTACCACAGCAGAGGCCATACAATCAGTCAGAAATTTGGACACTGAATCAGATTCTCTAATTATAGAGTCTGTGTTTGCAAATACTTGTTGGTACTGGGGTGAGTATTTTACTATTTTCAACAAGAAAAATTTAATGGACTTGTTAGTAGGTCTGTCTAGAGTTACTAACCTTACGGTAGATGAGCACTACCGAGCAGATGCCATGTACTCAGCAGTCATAGGTAGAGCTATCCCTACTGGAGCACATTCGTGCATAGCAACAGTGTGGACAGATCCGCTTAGAAGCTGTTATAACAAGAGAGTACCTTTTGGAACCCTTAACTTCCAAAACATTACTGATTATGGTTATGACATACGTGATAATTACATTTTGATGAATACTATTGTAGCACCATCATGCATAACATTGATAGCTGGCCTAGCCGGGTCACTAATTGCGGGAACACCCTATGGGTCAATCTATAATATAAGCCCGGGTGTTAAGAAGAGAAATGTCCGACGAGTTATGCAGGCGTTGAATTATAATGACTTATGGGCATTAGGTGTACTATCTAGGTTCCAGGGTTACAACGTTAATTACCAGCATCCGACGCGTAACGGTCGTCATACAATTTATGCTGCTAATGACGTCAGTGTTGCCATGCCGCCTGTGACCCCAAAAGAGTTAGAAGAACCGAAATCTTACACATTAGAGAGTATAGTAGCTAGAGATTATACATTTGGCACTAGTACAGAATTTTGTCTGCGTACTAAGACCACAGTGTATTGGTCCAGGGACATACCATCAGCACAGTTAGAACCAAACTGGAACGCGCCAAGTGGTGGTCATGTTTTAGCACTCCAGTCGGGCATAACTGAAATTAGAGTAGCTACAGATGCAGGTCAACAGTATACAGTGGCGTTAGCAGCCGTCTACGATTTTGAGACGGCGGATTTTCGCGTGGAACACCTGCACGCAGGCGTACCATTGCCCACAACCCAAGGAGTATTACCATTAACCGAATCACAAGAAGACAAGCCACCGGATCCACCAGAAGCGCAACAGGCGGAAGCAGTGGCAGGACCACAAGTTTAAAATTGCTTGCACATAAAGACATGGCAGTGCCAATGTATTGTTTATCTCAAGGTGATATTTTAACCGAAACTAGCTTCAGCGAAGCAAATTTTTTACTATATGACATCCTTAATGGAGTTAATTTAAGTGGTGTGGTTCATATACACATCAGAGGTAGGGCTGTGCCTGTACTAGCTCATTATCTACCTGAGCATGAGCTAACTGTACTATACATACATAATTCCCTTCCACTCAAACATATGCCAACTAGTGTATTACTACGTTTATCTAGATTGCAATACGGGCCTGATTTGTTTCCTTATGGACTTATAGACGATGTGGACGTCCTAAGGCACGCTTTTTATATTACCCGGAGTAGTGTAAAACAATACAGAGGAGCATTACACAATTATCCCATAATTAATTCTTGGGTAACGGGTGTCTGTGACCCTCCTATCACTAAAATATCTTCTTTACACTTGCGGCACATAACTATGAAGGAGTTACGGAAACTTGGAGTTGATTGGTTTGATACTAAGGCTCGATTTCTGTATCCGTGTTTAGAACAACTAGCTGGACTAGGGATGCATGAAGCTATGTTTATAGGCTTTATTATCTGGGCTAAGTCATTACCGGACATAGCTTGGCAGTATATTTCGTGTTCTGGAATCTGGTATTGGAAGTTTGACAGTCTTGACGACTTTATTAAGAAGATCAAAAATAGATTCACACTGAGGTTAAAGGCACTTCAAAATCTGGTACCTTTAGATCTCAAACCTTTCTTTGAAATGGAGGTATTGGCCAACAGGGGTCTCGGTAGTATTGATTGGCAGAGTGAGAAAGACAATAGGACGAAACCCAATCTAGCCAATTTCGATGCTAAGGCAATATTTCAGGAAGCCGGACGTCTGTTTACAAGGATTAAGAACTTAGGTGGTCAGGTGGATAATCTTAAATGGTCCTCATATATCAACAAGAGATGGCAATGGGCACCTACTGGGGCGTTTCATTCACAGTATGAAGAAGATTTAAAATATGTAGCTCAGGATAGCTTAAACCGTCACAAGTTTTTTAGTTTAAATGCAATGCCCAAACCTAAGTTAGAAGATCTACTAAATAGACCTCCAGAAATTAGAGCCTGGCCGTCGGTTAAGTGTGAATGGACAAAAATGCGTG